TATGAAGAATTAGAAAGACAAGGTAATTTGCCTAGTTCGATGACATTTGAGACAAATGGTACACAAAAACTAAGAGATCCATTTAAAGAATGGGTAAAAAGAATTGATGAGGAAGTTTTCTTTAGTTGTAGTCCTAAACTGTTTACAGTATCAGGAGAGCAAACTAAAAAAGCAATTATTCCTGAAGTGGTTGCAGAATATAGAGAACTTTCTAAGGCAGGACAATTAAAGTTCGTTGTTGGTTCCGAGCAACGTCAATGGGATGAAATGGAAGGTGCTATTGAAAAATATAAAGCACTTGGAGTGGATTGGCCAATATGGGTTATGCCTGTCGGAGCAAGAGAAGAAGAACAAACTGCAACAGCCGGCGAAGTTGCTAAAATGGCTTTTCAAAGAGGCTATAACGTTGCGGCTAGAGTACACGTTTATCTATTTGGAAATGCAATAGGCACTTAGGAGGTGTTATTATTATGAAAATGCTAGGAGCAATATTATTATTTATTACGGTAGTTGCCGTGGCTACAGATGTCAGAAGTCAAGAAGAACAAGTGGAATGGCAAGATAAACCAATCATTTGTACTCGCTTAGACAAAATTGCAGAAGGATTGTCCGAAAGGGGTGAGAGACTGCTTTTTGAAGGAATACAATCAACCACTGTACGTGATGCAGTAGGTTTATCAGGTATTCCAATCAATTTGCCGATTTCAATATATGTCAATCCAAAAACAAAAACATATACAATAATAGAGTATCATCCTAGTTATGAAACTTACTGTATCATAAGTTATGGCTCGGGTTGGCGACTAATTGGAGATAGAACATGAAGGACTTATTTAATAAAGTCAAAGATAAGTTGACAGGTAAAAAAGAAAAACCTGGTGAACTTACACATAAAGAAATGATGGCTAAAGAAAAAGAACAAGCCACTAAAGATGGAAAACCATGGGTAGGTGTTTTAGATACCCATGTCAATAAAGAAAACATAAGAAATGGATTCTTTGAACTAGACTGGAATAACGAGTTTATTGAACAACTTATTGATGCTGGTTACAAAGGAGAAACTAACGAAGAGATTGTTGATGGTTGGTTCAAAGACATTGCAAGAAACGTACTTGCTGAAGAAGGTCTTGACGAGGATAGACCAGCAGGATATATTAAGACAGATAATCTCGGAGATGGTAAATCGGAGGTAAAATAATGATGGATATAAGTTTATGGTATTTCCTACCCTACTATGCAATACTAGTGGTTGGAGTATTTTTTCTATATAAGATTGCAAGAAATTTAAGAATGATATTAAAAGAACTATGTCATATTGGAAAGAAGATTAAGTAATGAGTTTAATTAGAATAAAAAGTTTTCATCCGTTAACTGAATTTAGTCCAAGTTGGAATATTCCTATTTGGTTAACACAATGGTCGGAGCCAGAAAAAGTTGATACAGTAAGAAAGACCTTAGAAGATGACGAAGAAAATATTCTAAAAGAATTTGATTATGCTAACAGTGGAGGCACAGGATTAGGTCCTGATGATGTAACTACTAGGTTTGGCAAGTATAATGTGTTTACTAGATATAAAGATATTCCAGAAGTAAATGGACTTTTAAAGTTTTTACAATATAGTTACTTACAATATGTAACGACACAACAAGTAGAACTAAAGGAACTTAAAATTGTTTGTTGGGCGAATGTTATGAAGCAAGGACAGAAGATGGAAAGTCATGCTCATGGTTCACAACCTGACAGTTATTTAAGCGGTAATATGCATCTTGACAATTATCAAAGTAAAACAACTTATCACTCACCATATGATGTGTTAAGTAAAATTGCATTACCTAATCAAAAAGGTGGTAACACTCTATTTCCAAGTTATTGCCCACACTTTACAGATGAACACGATGAAGCAAAAAAGAGAGTCAGTCTAGCATATGACTTAAGACTAAAAGGAACATTTGATGAAAATGAATTCAAATGTGTAGACTTTATGAACCAATCTATACTTGATGAAGTCAATAAAAAACGAGCAGAAGAATTAGCAAAACAGAAAAAAGAAGTTGACACAAACAAATAAAGCAGTTATAATAAAGACATGAAGTACATACTCGTAGATACCGCAAATACATTCTTTCGTGCAAGGCACATTATACGTGGCAATTTAAATGAAAAAATTGGCATGGCTTTACACGTGACCTTTAATAGCATTAGAAAAGCATGGAACGATTTTGATGCTGATCATGTTGTATTTTGTTTAGAAGGCAGAAGTTGGCGTAAAGATTTTTATGCTCCTTATAAAAGAAATAGAAGTGATGCAAGAGCAGTTTTAACTGCCGCACAACAAGAGGAAGAAGAAGTATTCTGGGAAACATTTGATGAGTTTAAAACTTTCATTGAAGGCAAAACTAATTGCACGGTATTACACAATGCAAACTTAGAAGCAGATGATTTAATTGCAGGTTGGGTACAAGCACATCCTAAAGATGAACATATCATTATTAGTACAGATGGCGACTTTGCACAACTGGTAGCACCTAATGTTACACAATACAATGGTGTAAGCAATACAACAATTAAACATGATGGCTACTTTGATGACAAAGGCAAAAGAGTTATAGATAAAAAAACAGGCAAAGAAAAAGAGGCTCCTAATCCACAATGGTTATTATTTGAAAAATGTATGAGAGGCGATACTAGTGATAATGTATTTTCTGCTTATCCAGGTGTAAGAGTTAAAGGCACAAAAAATAAAGTTGGATTACAAGAAGCATTTGCGGATAAAGACAAGAAAGGTTATAGTTGGAACAACATGATGTTACAACGTTGGGTTGACCATGAAGGCAAAGAACACAGAGTACTAGAAGATTATGAACGTAATGTTATACTATGTGATCTGTCTGCACAACCACAAAACATAAGAAAAATTATAAATGACACAATAGAAGATGCAACCGAAACTCCGAAAGAAGTTGGTCAGGTTGGAATTAAATTAATGAAGTTCTGTGCTAAACATGATATGGTTAAGATAAGTGAACAAGCACAAAGTTTCAGTGAACCATTGAATGCGAGGTATGTATTATGACAAGATTAAAAGCAAATCCAATAGTAAGCGGAAAGTTTTGGATAATTGAAGAAGACGGTGAACGTGTAGGCACACTCACTAAAAACAACGATAAAACATTTATGTATTGTTGTGATACGGGAACAAGTTTCTTTGAAAATGAAAGACAACTTAAAAATACTTTCGATGATATCAATTGGGGTACTAGTATAAGTGACAAAGATTCTGTTCAGAAAAAAGAAGTACATACATATCCAACTAGTGTAAATCCTTTTAACCAAATGTATGATGTAAAACGTAAACTTCCTTTGTTTACAAAGAGTAAAAAGAGTAAAAGTTTATATTGTGCAGGATACTATATAATAAGATTTGACAAAGGTTGGGTAAGAAGTTTTTGTCCTAAATTAGTTACTATTGAAAACTATGAATCTAAAGGTCCTTTTAGAACAGAAATAGTAATGAGACAGGAGTTAAGTAGAGCCAATGCAAACAAATAAACCTATTAATACGACGCCTCTACAACTGTTTATAGAACAAGTAAAAGGTGCTGACCTATCTAATCAACAGGAGATTAGAATGCCATTACAACAGGCAAAACAATTAGCCTTTACTGTAGGCGAAATAGAAGCACGTTTACACGGAACATTAGAACAGTTTGTAAGTAACACCGTAGGAAAAATAGAATCAACGCCAGTTGAAGTTTCTATGGATGGCGGCGGATTTAAAGAAGAATAGCACTCAATCAGTCATTTATAGATAAATATATACGTAGTTAACTAAAAAGGATTACGTATATGAGCAGACCTAAACCGACAGTAATACTGGAACACGTTAATAAGAAGAATTACAAGAGTGATCAGATTCTTCAAAGTGAAGCCATATGGGCGGTGTTTTATAAAGGCAAGCCTTTCAATCTAAAGACTAGTAATGTTATCACAAACTATCCTGGTCCTAAATATAAAAAAGTTTCTTTTTCCAATCCTGGCCATGCACATAATCTTGCTAAAAAATTAAACAGTCTTTTTGAAACAACTGACTTTGAAGTTTTTAAATTAACTACAGGCACAGTTGTCAAAGAGGAAAAATAATGTATAGATATCGTTGTAAGATTATAAGGGTGATCGATGGAGACACTGTTGATGTTGATATTGATTTAGGCTTTGGTGTATGGATGCACAAAGAAAGAGTAAGGGTGCATGGCATTGACACTCCTGAATCGAGAACAAGAGATAAAGTAGAAAAGAAGTTTGGACTATATGCAAAGAAAATAGTCCAAGGTTTTTTACCTAAAGGTTCCAAACAAACATTAGTAACGATGAAAGATGCCACAGGAAAGTTTGGTAGAATATTAGGCAAGTTTGAAATATATGACTCCAAAACTGATCAGCAAATGATGATGGGTGATTGGATGATCAGAGAATCTGTTGCAGTAGCATACGAAGGACAATCCAAAAAAGACATAGAAGAACAACACCTGGCGAACAGAAAGAGACTGATCGAAGCAGGAATGGTAAAGTGAACTGGAAAGAAACATACACAAAAATTTTCCTAAAGCAGGCGAACATTTCGGTTAACAAACAGACCTTGGCAGAGTATATGCCCAAATGGTGGCAAAATACTAGAAACAAAGAAGAAGGTGGACTTAGGTTGACTGATGATGGAATAGAATTTGTAAAGGGCAAACTTGAACTTACAACCTATGATATACCTTTCCCCCAAGATTTTGAAATGACCACACAGGTTATTATATTTTTGGATAAGTTTATTGACTGTCCATATTGGTTAGGTCGTGGTGGAATGATTGTAACCAAAGAGAAAAAAGCACTAGAATTAAGCCTTTTTAGTGGAGATGTACGTAAGTACGGATTAACCAAAGCACTAAAACGGGCAGATGAACAAGTAAATACTTAATTATTTTGGACATTTTTTTTTAAAAAAAATGCATTTTCTGGTTGACCTTTTGAGTAATAGGTGCTATTATATAAACATAATAAGGCACTGAATATGACAAAGAAAAGGAGTACAACAATGGAAAATCTAGCAGTCCGTCAAGTAAGTCCTAACAATGCAAAGAAAAGCATTTTAAGGGCATTCAAAAAACAAAGACCGATCTTTATATGGGGACCTCCCGGTATTGGTAAATCGGATATTGTTTCTCAAATAACAGATACATTTGATAATTCACACTTAATTGATATAAGGTTAAGTTTGTGGGAACCAACAGACATTAAAGGCATACCCTATTATGCTTCTAATGATAACACAATGAAATGGGCACCGCCTGTTGAATTACCAGATGCTAAAATGGCTAAGAAGTACAAGACTATTGTATTGTTCTTAGACGAAATGAATTCAGCCGCTCCGGCAGTACAGGCCGCGGCTTATCAACTTATTCTTAATAGAAGGGTTGGAACTTATAAACTTCCTGACAACGTTTTGATTGTTGCCGCTGGTAACAGAGAAGCAGATAAAGGTGTTGTTTATAGAATGCCTGCTCCGTTGGCAAACAGATTTGTTCACTTAGAACTTAAAGTGGACTTTGATGATTGGTTTCAGTGGGCAGTTGCAAACGACATTCACCAAGACGTTGTAGGTTATTTGACTTTTGCAAAGAAAGACTTGTATGACTTTGATCCTAAGAGTCCAAGTAGATCTTTTGCAACACCTCGTTCTTGGTCATTCGTATCCGAATTGCTAGAGGATGACGATGACGAGAATACCACTACCGATTTGGTTAGTGGTGCAGTTGGCGAAGGCCTGGCTGTGAAGTTCATGGCACACCGTAAGGTGGCTTCAAAACTTCCTAACCCTACAGACATATTGTCCGGCAAGGTTGAGAAGTTAGAGACTAAAGAAATCAGTGCCATGTATTCCTTAACAGTCTCACTTTGTTATGAACTAAAAGAAGCCTGCGATAAAAAAGATAAGAAGTTTGCCGATAAGGTTAATAACTTCTTGAGATTTGCAATGGATAACTTTGAAACTGAATTGGTTGTCATGGGTATCAAACTTGCACTTACTCAATATCAATTACCAATTGATCCAGATGAAGTCGAATGTTTCGATGAATTCCACGAAAAATTTGGTAAGTATATCTCGGCGGCACAGGCGGCCTAACCAATTACGGGGGGAGGATTTTGGTTCTCCCCCTTATCTTTTTGGTTGACAAATTCCATTAAATATAGTAATATAAAACAATAATAAGGAATAGGCACAATGACAATTGAAACATTAGAAAAAGTAGAAACTCCAGAAATTGAAATAACTGACGAATTACGAAAAGAAGTATTCGATAAGATAGTAGTAGCAAGAGTAGGACTATTACTTAGACATCCTTTCTTTGGTAACATGGCTACAAGACTTGTTATTAAAGAAGCATCAGACTGGTGCCCTACCGCGGCAACAGATGGTAGACACTTATATTATAGTGTTCCGTTCTTTGCAAATATGACAAACAAAGAAGTTGAATTTGTTATTGCACATGAAATACTTCATTGTGTATTTGACCACATGACAAGACGTGAAGACAGAGATCCACAGATACATAATATCGCGGCAGACTACATTGTGAACAATACACTTGTTAGAGATGGCATTGGTGAAAAGCCAAGAGACATTCCTATTTTCCAAGATTTTAAATATGAAGGTTGGACTTCAGAAGCAGTATATGATGAAATATACAAAAAATATGATGAAGAAGAATTAAAACAATTAGGTAAATTACTTGACGAACATATTGACTGGGATAAAGACAGCGACGGCAATAGTCCTGCTCCTAGCAAAAAAGGTAAAAAAGAAGGTGGTAAGCCTAGTTATTCTAAAGATGAACTTAAAAAGATACGTGATGAAATAAAAGAAAATATGTTAGGTGCCGCACAGGCGGCTGGAGCAGGAAACTTACCTGCTGAAGTTGAAAGAATGATTAAAGAGTTTACTGAGCCAAAGATGAATTGGAGAGAAATACTTCAACAACAGATTCAGTCTACTATTAAAAATGATTTTACATTCCAACGTCCTAGTAGAAAGGCTTGGCACACTGGTGCTATTCTTCCTGGAATGAACTATGATACTACAATTGATATTGCTATTGCAATTGATATGTCTGGTAGTATTAGTAATGAACAAGGAAGTGTATTTCTAGGAGAAATACAAAATATTATGAGTCAGTATCAAGACTACAATATCAAGGTATGGTGTTTTGATACTAAGGTTTACAATGAAGCAGACTTTAGTGCTGATAATGGAAGTGACTTGGTCAACTATGAATTAATGGGTGGCGGAGGAACTGACTTTATGTGTAACTGGAAATATATGAAAGAAAATGGTATTGAACCAAAACGTTTCATTATGTTTACAGATGGTATGCCTTGGGATAGTTGGGGTGATCCAGATTACTGTGATACAGTATTTGTAATTCATTCACACTATGATAAGAATACTGAAGCACCATTTGGTATTACTACTCATTACGATGAAAACTAATCCATTAAATTATTTCAATATTAGGAAACTTGATGTACCTACAAAAAATTTAGAGTACATTGAGATTCCTATGTCCTACAATTTGGAAGAAGCAATTGATAAATGGGTTTACCAAAATTGCAAAAATAGATATTTTCTTGGCAAAACTTATAATAAAAAAGACCCAAGAGATGCTAAACCAAATTATTGTATCAAAATTGGTTTTGAGGATCCAAAAGAACTTTCATATTTCGTTTTGGCGTGTCCTCATTTAAAGTACAAATAAGTAATACTGTATATACAAACTAAGGAGAATGTCATATGACGACAGAAAATACAAAACCAGTGGCGGCGGCAGAAGCACCAAAGACGGATGCACCTGCACCAGGACCTGGTGGATCAGTCGAATTGACTGTTCAGGATCTAAACACAATTAGATCAATTATTGATGTCGCTTCACAACGTGGTGCTTTCAAGGCAAATGAAATGCAGGCAGTTGGGACGACTTACAATAAGTTAGAAACATTTCTAAACCAAGTTGCGAAAGCACAAGAAGAAGCACAGAAGTCTGGTGCTCCGGCAACAGGTCAAACATCTGCAACACCTAAAGATGCGGCAGAGGCTATGACTGGAACGCCATCAGGAGGACAATAATGGCTGAAGTAAAACACGTAGGAAGATACGTACAAAATCAACGAAAGGTTGCAGTTGCATATAGAACAGTACCACAAGACAGTGGATATTGTTTAGTTGTTGATACTGCATCTTTATCAGACGCAGATCACGATTCACTAATGAAATTAGTCGAGTCATCTGCAGGACAATCTGTATATGAATTAGCAGAAGCAATGGGAAGATCAACATTAGGCGACGGCCGTACAATGTTAGCGGCTTTTCATGCTGATGGTAAATTGCAGAAGGTTCCAACAACGGATATCGAAATGACACCAACGCCTACACAAACAGTTAAGTTAAATGAACTTAATAAGATCATTGCTGATCAAAAAGGTGTAAGCATTGATGAAATACATTTAGGCGCACCTGCTAGTGGTAGTGCAGTAGCAGAAGAAGTAGCGACAGCACAAGAAGTCAAACCTAAGACTGCACCAGTAGTACAGGCAGAGGCTCAAGCGGCTACTAATACGCCTAATGCATTGAGTGATGAAGACTTGGCAAAATCATATAGATCCCAAGCCGATGCTATGTTCAAGGAGGCTCAAAACTTACGTAAACAAGCGGAAGAATTAGCGCCTACTAAGAAGAAGACAGCAAAGGCAAAAGGCGGTGAATAAACCGGTCTTTCTACCCAATGATATAGTAAGACATTGGCCCGAGGTATTCAAAGGAATAAAGGTTAAAGCCATTCCTTTAGAGTACCTCGATGCTTTTCACGTTACATTTTCGGACGGCAAAAAGTGGATTGTTGAGTGTAAACAACCAGATCGTCCTGCTAATTATGAACGCGAAATAAGGGCATTATTCAACGAGTACGGGCCTGTAATTAAGCACGTAGAGTTCAAGGTTGATAGTGCTAGGGTCAAAAATTACATACAAAAAGAGACCAGAAAGTTCATGAAACGTAAAAACAAGCCTAAATCGTAAATTATAAAACATTTCCAATCGGCATAAATACTATTAAGAACGTAGGAGTTGTATAAATGGCTTTAAGAATTAGAAGAGGAACAGAAGCAGATCGTCAGTTATTAACTGGTCAAGATCCAGCAGTCGGCGAACCAATATTCGTTACAGACACAAATAAGTTATACATTGGTAAATCAGGTACTACAGGCGGGCAAATTATTAACCCCGATCAAGCACTTAATGACCTATCTAATGTAAACTGTCCTACTCCTACAAACGGCCAAGCATTAGTTTTTAACACCGCACAAAACAAGTGGATTAACGGTGCAGTACAAACTATCAACTCTATAGGTGATATTGCTGACGTAGATATCACAACCGCGGCACCTACAGTAAACCAAGTTTTAAAATGGGACGGTACAAAATTTATTCCAGCAAATGACATTGATACACAGATTGCTTTAGCAAGTGCTTCAATTGATGATTTAGGTGACGTAAGTACATCAGGAGTTGATGCACCAAGCAACGGACAAGTATTGGCCTGGAATGCAGGTGCGGCACAGTTCAAACCGATTAATCCAGTTTTCAATCAAACAGGAACATTTGACGGTACATTTGAAGGTACTATGAAAGGTACACTTGTTGGTGATGATTCAACAATATTAGTTGACGGTATTACTAACACGATTAAATTAGACAACGGACAGATATTCTTTGATGGTGTACAAATTAAATTACTAGCAGGTAATAACAATTTAAAATTTGGTGAAGTAACAGACAACGTTGGTCCAACATTCCAACTATACAACACAGACAAATCACAGCCTATTGAGATTATTTCAGTGGGTGGTACAGGTAACGACTTTAGTAAGTTTCAGTTTAATGTAAAGGATAATTCATTACAAACACCTGTAACATTTACGGCGGGTGACTCATTGGCAGGTATTTCTTGGAACGGTTGGGACACTAACAATTCTAAATACATTCCATCAGCACAGATGTATGGAAAGGTATCTACTAGTGCAGGATCAGTTGCGGCTGATACTGTAAAAGGTACACTTGTATTTGCAACCAATGATGGTACTGCATCAGCACCAAGTTTAAAATTCATGGAGTTTACTTCCGATGGTAGACTTTCAATTAATTCGCAGACTGCGAATGCAACATTAGACGTTAACGGTAATGCAAAAATTGGCACAGAACTTTTACTAGGTTCTATGACGACTACTCAAAGAGATGCACTTACAGCCGCTAACGGTATGATCATTTACAATACCACAGATAACAAGTTCCAAGGCTATGAAAATGGTGCTTGGTCAAACTTAATCTAATCCAAACGTAAACCAATTAAATACAAACATGAGCACTATAACTCTCTATACTTCTGGCAGTACAGACAAACCAAAAACGGTTACCCATTCATGGACATACCTACAGGAATGTGCAAGATGGAGTGCCAAAGAAATTGGTTTGACAGAGCAGGATAGAGTGCTTGATGTATTTCCTGCGAACACTATTGCCCACTGGACAATCACCGCCTTTCCTGCGTTTTTAAGCGGCGCACAATACGTTTCTAGTCTGTTTGGTACATATACCTACCCTGAACTGTTTAACCGCGTTAAACCGACGTATATTGCGTTAATACCACGTCATTTAGAACTGTTGCTTAACACAAAAGGCTTTATGGATTTGGATATGAGTTGTGTAAAATATATGGTTACAGGCAGTTCCAAAATAGAACAAAGTTTCATAGATGCGTTTAAAGAAAGAGGTGTTCAAAAAATTGCAAATTGGTATGGTATGACAGAAGCACCTCCTCCTGTAATGATTGGTTATGATTCACCTTCTTTTGATTTAGGCACAATAGATCAAAACAGATGGCACGTGATGTTTAGACCAATGGGAGAACATATTCGTTTGGCAGAGTGTATGATAAATGGAAGAGCAACAGGAGATATCTTTGATATGGATACTATGCAATTTCATTCACGTTTGGATAATGCAGATGGTAAAACTTGGAAAAATAACTTTTAGAGAACTATTAGATAGCGACTTGAATAAGTTGCAGATATTCTGTGACGAGTGTAAAAGTTTAGGTTACAATAACAATGCTTCATTTAATTCTATAAAACTTGATAAAATGCAGATGCCCTACGGCAAGTATTTTATAGGTATAGATGACAGCAAAGATAAAATTTTCAATTTAGCAGGAGTACATCATTTACCAGAAGTGTCTAATAATGCGTGGCGTTGTTTATTTAGAGGTGCACAATTACCTGGATATAATTTAAGTAAAGGACTTACAAAAAATATATTTTTGACTGGCTATCAATTAAGTTATATAT